CCTCCTTTTTATTGAATCCAAATGGTCCTGCTAGTTTTTCTTCTAGTGCTGCCTTCAGTGCAACACCACCAATCGCTTCCATAACTTTGAGAATCTGCTCAGGTTTGGCATCCTCCCCCAGTTCTTTAGCGATGTACCAATACTTAGGCCAGAAAGTTTCTCCTGCCCGTTGATAGTCGTCTAGTGTAAGTAATTTCATTGCCATTCAAGTGCTTCTGCTACTGTGGGGAATTGCTCGACAAAGATATCTTTGCAAGCGTTAGCGATATCCATGTGCTCTTGCTGTGTGCCATTGGCAGAGCGCAGAGAGATATAATGGATCCATGACCTGCATGAACCTGTCATGTAAATTTTTGTCCCTACGGCGAGGGGAAGAATAAAACGAGCACACTCCTTTGCAATTCCTTCATCAAGCATTTGTTTGTACAGTTTCATACTGCGATCAAAGTGTGCTTGAATTAGAATCTCAAAGCGTTGGCGTTTGAATTCATCAATGTTATCGATACTATTCTGTCTGTTCTTATGGTCTTGAAGACGAAGATCAAACAGAGGAATACTATCGCCTAGCATAGAACTATCAGCATACCGTTGAGAAAACTCTTGATATGTGAAGGACCTATGCCTCAAAATTTGAGCTGCGATTCCACGATTAGTTTCTATTTCTAATGTCATGTATGCTTGCTCAAATACAGACCAGTGCTGGTGTTTGACGCAATACTTCAGGAGTCCTGCGACATTAGGATTCTCCTGATTGTTGGGATTGCTCACCCTCGCCACGTACCCCATCGTCTTCTCCGCTTCTGGAGTGACTTGTACTAGACGGACTGATCCATGTCGTTGCTTCATTTTTGAATCCTTTGCTCATCATTTCACGTTTACGTTTGAGACCCGACTTCGCTGCACGAAGTTGCAACTTCATGTAATGAATCTCTTCATCAGTATACAGCATTGGGTTCTTATCCGCAAGCTTTATTGCTTTTTTTGCTGCCTTAATTGTATCCTTGAACCTCATTCCTTTTCTTTCTCGTAGTATGCTAGGTAATATTTGACAATACCAGACGTGCTGATGTTGCCTTGCGATACCCAATCGTGAGCACACTCATAGATTGATTTCTGTGAATACAATGCTTCACCATTTGATTTCATCTGGTGACCAAAACGAGACAGCAGCACCCTAAGTGCTGCCTCTCTATACTTCATCCTTTCGTCACTATAGCGCCAATCAGTCTGGGTATCCATCATCGTCTCCTTCATCATATTTGAATCCAAATTGTGGTCCGCCCTGTTGCAACTGAATCTTGTATGCATCAGTATCGGAATAAACCTCACTCTCCAACGCATTGGTAAGAGACTTGAGGTTCTTGACGATGAGTTTTAGTTTCTCTCTATCCATTTATTTATGGCCAGGTGAGCACATCATAGCATAAAAAAAGAGGGGTGACAACCCCTCGAAAATTCTTTAAAAAGTATCATCCATAAGTATACTCCTGCATATTTTCTTACATTCGTTCTGATTCAAAGAATCGCACTCAATTAGACACTCATAATAGTCATTTAGTTTTTGATTTTCTAAAGCCAGATCATCAATTGTATTCTCAAAGTGACGCCACTCGTCTAATTGACTCCTTGATAATAGATTGTGCATCGATCACCTCCAAGTCGTTTAGTACATGATGTAAGGGAGGGTAAGGGTTCATTTTTTCACCTCGCATAATTCTACTACTATCTATGCAAGTTTATGTATCGTAGTATACATTTATGTCTTTTTTACATAAGTACAAAAAAAGAGAGGGTTCTTTACCCTCTCCTGTTATATGCTGGCAGTGAATATTTTTCATCTAACCAGTCTGTCAAATGAATTCGATAACAGGACCAGTATGTTACTCCTCTATACTTGAGTTGATAACATGCTGGTGGTCTGCTGTCTTTGTCCATATCATCATCATGATATGTGTAATTATTCATTTGTTGTATACGTGACCTCTATAGCAGTATGTACCATGGGTCTCTACGATCGCATCGCAATTCACATTATACGCAACACCACGATAAGCAGTGTGTGAAATCTGTGCATTGTGGAGGGCAGATTGCTTATCAATCTGTTTCTTGATCATTGAAAGTGTGTTCATTGTAGGTGCTCCTGAAAGAGTAGGGTGATTAGTCCCCGTTCCTTCAGTCGTTTGCGTCCCAATACCAATCACATTCTGGTGCCGAGTCCCTTACGGTTTCGACCAGTTCTATCTTGACATTATCAGATAGATTATCATTGGCCTCAATCCTGAGCATCAAAGCATTGGTTTGAGTACAACTTAGAGTGGTATACAGAAGAATTTCTGCCATGGGATGAACGCTCCGTTCCGCGACTTACTTGCGTCTTAGATCAACATCTGATCGCACTGACCTTCTACTTTTGATCTAAGATAACCTAACAGATTATATTTAGATCGTCGATCTAAGTTGTCATCCATAAGGATTTCAACTCTTCTCTGTAAGAACCTTTCACAACTCATGTGCCACCCATAGGGTGACCCGTCATTATGATGGGCAAGGGTCAATGCCAGCAGTGTGCTGAGCATAAGATGAACGTATGGTAATTATACCATTACTATGTAGGGAGTGTCAACTGTATAAAGTGATACAGTTTTAGTTCCCTGCTAGGTAGAATGCATCGTTGCGTGCTTTGCAGACTCGACGCACCTCAGCATCATACTTGGGTGGGATATCTGTGATTAGATTCTTGGCAAATTGCCATGCTTCTTTGAATCTATTGAACTTGTATACTTCATCATAAGTTTTTGCACAAACAAGAACACCATCCTTCCGCCACAGTTTCATTGTGTACCAGACGTTTGGATCTTCTACTTTTCTGTAGAAAATACACCAGTTTCCTGTTTGATTTGCGCTCATTTCTTTTTACCTTTTGGATCGTTCCAGAGTTTTGGATTTATTCTCCCGTTTGTTTGTGTCATATTGATGACCGCTCTATATTTATCCCAGTAGTAATCAAAGATATCTACTTGCTTAGGAGCGGTCACAATATCCCATTGTGTACCATTGTCTCCAACGTACTCAATCAAATAAGCAGTGTATGGTAACGAGGTATCTTTTGCTAGATCTGGGTCGCACTTTTCGTGGATAATTTTTATCTTCAAGAGCGCCCACCCCACTGAATCTGGGGGTACGCTTCTTCAACACATTGTTTTGTAATTTTCCATCTCTTGCCTAGTTTCTTATCCTTGATAAGACATAGGACTTCTGCTTCTCCTTCATGCAATCCCTCCAGGAGTTGAATGAATAGAGTTTCGCGACGAGTCTGTGAGATATTAGCACCACCTTTGAAGAAGAGATAGAGTTTACGATACTCATGTACAAGTTTCGTATGCTCTGTCTCTTCTGGTGCCTCGTTCTTAGTGTAAGGAACATCACCTTCTGGAAGCATGGAGATGATACTCTCATCGAAGTTAGCAATCAGGATCTGTCTGAGTGCAGGACAATTATGTTCTTTCAGAAGTTTGATTTTCTGTGCTTTAGTCTTAGCGTTGCTTACTTTTTGCAGCACTTCATGCAGTAATAATTTCATAACTTATTTGATTGCGTAAGTATATTTATTCGTCGTAGGTTTCCTCGTCCTCGTCTACAAAACGAACAGACAGTAGTTCTTCATTGATCCACTGACCATCTCCGTCAAGCATCTCAGGATGTACTCTTTCTTCTTGGGCGGCGTACATGTATTCGTGTAGTTTCTCATTCACTGTCCATCCAGCAAAGACACCTACACAGAGGAAGATGAATGAAACGGTTGCTGAAAAGTAAATGATTGTTGCTTGTGCCATTTGGTTCAACTCCAAACTAATTAGTTTTTCTTTCCCACCTGAGTTCAAAGTTGAAGTAGACTTTGCGGTTGAGGAGGGTAAACACCTGATTGATGAGCACACCGTGCTCTGGTTTTTTATCTCGTTCCTTCGGTTTCGCCCCCCTCATCATGAGTTCGACACCTTTATTTATTTTGAAATCATCCATTAAAACCTTTTCTTTCTGGAATAATGTATTTGTTTTGTACAAGATATGTAGCGGTCTCTACTAAACCACCAATGTTTTCACCATCAATGATGACTTGAGGATATCCAGCAGCATCAGGAAATTTCCGAATAAATTCCTCTCGGGTGAAGTGGGTATCTTTTGTAAGGTATTCAACTTCTAGTTGAGCACGTTGGAATAACTCTTTTACTTGATCACAATAGTAGCAACCAGTTGCCGAGTATACAATAATTTTTGGCATAAAAAAAAGGACCCGAAGGTCCTTATTATATCATAGAGCATTGCCTCTTGGCAATACCTCTTCAGGAAATACAAAGTTTTCATGTGGTTGATCGACACCTGCCATCCAAGTACGAAGACCTTCGTTCAATAGAATGTTCTTAGTGTAGAAGGTTTCAAACTCTGGGTCTTCTGCTGCTCTGATCTCTTGGGAAACAAAGTCATAAGCGCGAAGGTTGAGAGCAAGACCAATAATACCGATG